AATCCCTTAAATCGAAGTGCGCAGCATCTCAATGAGATGAAGATATAGTCTACACATAATTCAATATTTTTATGTGGAACGCGACGTATGGTGTATTAGGCTCACCCACGTCAGCCTTTTACAATATTTATGTAGCAAGTGCAATAACAATTCAAGGAAAATCTTATATCAGTAGTAGTATCATGCTGTTTGAAAGTTTCCTTGCGAATAACGTTAAGTTTAATTCTCTGAATGAAGTAATTACGTTTATCAATAACGTTAAGTCAGAGAGAACAGATCGTAAGTTTGATGATAGACTTATTCTAGATAGGAATATTACTCTGGAAGAATGTTTCTTTAAGCTTATGAACACAGCTGATCCATTAATTTGGATGCCTACAGAAAAAGAGATGATGCTTGTATGGGAATATCTTATGGGTGTATCTCAAGAAGATATTAATAGAATCTATTACAAGAATAATCTTTACACATTCTGTGAGTTACAACCTATAATGGATTTAATTATTAAGATTCTTTGTGAGCTTGATATTAATGTGATCAATACAGGTGAGCATAAATATAAAACCGAGTTTGCATTCATGAATGCTAATGAACCGCCTGAACTGATTAAGGAAGATATTGAAGCTCTCACTACAATAATCAAAGAATATGTATATTATCCTCACTTCTATACAGATAAGCTTGATAGAATAGATTATATGCAGAGGGATATTGTAGCCATATCAGATACTGACTCGACTATCATCTCATTTGATGGATGGTACAGATTCATACTCGATAAAGTCTATAATATAGATATGCCTATAAAACACTATAAAGCGAAAATGTATAGCTTAGTGAAACAGGATGAGTTCGGAGATCGTCCTAAGAAGAAGATGTATACAAGAGTACAACCAACGTTTGATTATAACTTCTATACCGATGAGGTTATAGAAAAATATCAACGTATGGCACCTATGGAGATAATTCCTCAAGAGCTGCTTAGATATAGTATTATTAATATCATAGCATACATCTGTAGCAATCTTGTGGTTGATTATCTTGCTAAGTATTGTAGATACGCTGGAAGTGAACGAGATGACGGAACCAAGTGTTTCATGGTTATGAAAAACGAGTTCACTTTCAAATCTGTACTACTTACAAACCATAGACGAAACTATGCAGACATCCAGGAAGTCCAAGAAGGTAATATGATTCCAAATACTCAGAAAGCCAGATTAGCAGTTATGGGGTTAACAGGTAGCCCATTCTCTATAGCAATATAGAGTCTATCACTATTTAAATTGCTGGGAAAGACTAAAGCTCTCTATCCATTGGTAAACGAAAGTTAGAAATAATTAGAGAGATGATCTAAAGCTGAAATACAAGCCTTATTGGTGCTAATAGATCATAGACAATGTTTAATCAGCAGCCTAGTAATAGGTTCAACGACTATAATGTAGGACTCAAGCGAGTTCAAAATAAATAGCATCCTATATAGGATGAAGATATAGTCTCAACGTTTAGGTAACACCTAAAGAAGTTCATAAGAGAACTGCACAGATTAGCGACCTGTGTGAAGATTTGTACCAATCAATAAAAGTACATTATCTGCTGATATTAAATCTGAGCTTCAAGGAATCTTGTATAACGATGTATTGAACGTGGATCAAGTAGATCAGATTGATGTGATGAAGAAATTAATATTGGTCGAAAAATCTATCATTAAATCCATCATGAATAAAGAAACCAAGTTCTATAAACCAGATAATATAGCGCCGATCGGTTCATATGAAAAGAACCCCCTCGGCATTAATGGTATCTCGGCGTCACTAGTTTACAATGAGCTTAGAGATGAGGATATGCCTGCAATTAATCTTGATGAACGTAATAAGATCTTCAAGATTAAAACAACTATAAATAGAAATACAGTAGATAAAATCAAAGATAAATATCCTGTAATATATGCAAAGATTCTCAGATTATTGGAACATCCAACACTTAGTACTAAATTGGATACAATAGCATTCCCGATAGATTCTATAGTACCAGATTGGATTTTGGAATTTGTTGATGTAACTACTATTGTTAATGATAATCTGAAGAACTTCCCATTAGATTCTATAGGGCTAAAACGTCTGGATAATGATACGGTAAATTATAGTAATATTATCTCATTATAATAATATATTATTATAATGAAAATAACCACATTATCTTAATATTTAGGGGAGGTATATATCATGAGAAGGAATGGTAGCAAAACTAATAATGTATTTGAAAGTATTACATCATGGGTGATCGTTGTTTTAATCGGAGCTTTCGTAGTTTACACGCTTTACAATCAAGTTGTAGGATGGGAATTTGATACTACAACTGTAAAGAGTGAATTTGGAGCTGCAAGTGTATCTGAATCTTTAGAATCATATGATGAAGTACTCAGTACCGATGTTGGTCTAAGATATCGCTATGTAAACGTAAATTTGCTCAATATCAGAGATGGTATTGGAACAGAGAATACCAATATAATAACAGTTCTTCCATTTGCAACCAAGATTGAATATGTCGGATTATCTGATGATCCTGATTGGGCTATAGTTAAATACGATGGCATTACAGCTTATGCAGCATCTAAGTATCTTAGCAAAGAGATACCTAATAAATATGAAATCGGTGAATATAATCTTATCACTTACGACTATAAGAATGACTCTGAGATAAGATTACATAAGCTTTCATATGGCAATTTTATCATAGCCAATACAGGAGATTTCTTAGTCGGTGATCATCTTTACATTGATGGTTTAGGGCATTTTACAGTACGATTCACCAGAGATATTGGTGAGGGTAATCTTGCTTTGATATTTAGTAGTCCGGATAAAGAATCAAAGTTTGAAGAACATGTAGATACTGTATGGAGAATGAAATATAATCCAGCAGTGTGATTCTTATAAGCAATATAGATACTAGAGGGTGTTGACCCTCTAGTATCTTTTTTATTATTATTTTTACAATAATATAATAAATTTATAGGGAGAAAATATAATGGACAGGCAAACATATTTATCAAGAAAAACATTTAGTAGCGTTAATAAAATGAATACAGCAAATAAGGGTAACAAAGGTAATACAAGCAAATTCTTCAATAACAATAAAACTACTAACAGTAAACCGACTAACAAAAAATAGAAGGGGATTTAATTATCGGGGAGAATAAAAAATAATGGATAACTCAAGCGCTGTTAAATTATTAAGAGATAAACCAATGATGTTGCTGGAAGATTTAGAGAAAGATAATGATTATAGATCTATTTTAGCAACAGAAGTATTTCCATCTATTACTCTTGAAGATTTGGATATCCATGTTACTGGAAATCTCAATAGTATTACTATAGATGGATTCAATAAGATCACATTGAATGTGACTTACGATAATATTAATAATAACGATAAACGAATTGATATTATAGTTACTGATTCGAATGCTAAAGAAACCATACGTAAATATGTAAAACCAATGACTGGTATTGATCTTACTTGTAAGTATTTTTCTACTAATGTAAATATCTTAAAGTGTGTAGAATTAACAGCGTTTAATCTTGATCTTAAATTCCCGTATGGTATATGCTCCGGTAAGGATGATGAAGGAAATGTAGTAAATCATAATCATCCTAACGGATGCGGATATATTTATACAAGACCAATGGTGCATAATTACGTAGATAGATTCTATAGAGACCACTGCTGTAATTGTGGAGCCAAGCTTGAAAAGATTTATAATGTGTATGATCTTAAACAACTCTTTATAGATAAAGTATTAGGAAATACAGTTCCTCAATATATTAAAACAATCCTCTAGGCGTAAGCCTAGAGGTTTTTGTTTTGTATTTATTTTTATTTACCGATATTAACCATCAAACATGTTTCTTCATCTGTAGTATATCTCACTGTAAGCCCCAGCTCATAAGCATGACGAATTAATCCCATAGTCTCAGCAGAGAAATGGTATTTCTTGTAGTCTTCAATCACAGGAAGATCAACTCCAGATTTAGCAGCAGCATAAATCTCATAGATCTGATCAATGTCCCATTCTTTATGATCTACATCATTGAACACATCAATACCATCAACTAAAGCCTGAGAAATATAATTCATCTTATTATACGGCATTTCTTCGCTTCCAATATATTTCTTGATATCTTCGAATGAAACACCATTCTTATATGCAGTAATAATAATTTGCAGCTGTGTAGAATTAAAATTGGAGTGAATAAGAAACTCTGGAAATTCTCTATGCAAAGGTTCTTTATCCATTTCAAATCCCTGTTTAATCACACTAAGCTGCTCAGCAGAAAACTTATTAACATCTTCTTCTGTTAACCACGTATACGTTGAAAGTAAATCAGATGCAAGATCAACCCATCCGGCGTCTTTAGTATAATCTTTAGCAAACTTATTCATATACCATTCTTTATTATGATTATCCATTTGAGTATCCTCCTAAAATAAAATTACTAATAAGTCTAAGTGTTAATTATTCTTTACTGTTAGTCTTATCTAGCCGAAACATCGTAGTAAAATCTAAGTAAAGGAGGTTAAATTAACATTATGCCAGTGTACACTCAAGCAACTCCTGCTTTTGGTGGCATTATGACGGCACCATCTCTATCGCCTCCACCACCTCAAGCAAAGCCTATGGCTGCGAGAAGAATATTTTTGCAGAAAACTACTAAGAATAAATCATTCTTAGATATGCATCATTATCTTAAATCTATAGGCATAAAAAATAATGCATTTATGCTAACACTATTAGATCCAGATCTAGAGGGTGTAGATCCTCATGATCCGCATCTTAATAGTTATTTTAAACAAAAGATACTGCGTGAAGTATTATCTAACTATTGGTTTTTCCTGAGGGAGGTAGTACGTATACCCGCGCCCGGCGGAACTAGTATGCCATATAAATTGACTAGAGGAAATTTAGCATTAAGTTTCTGTCAGTCATTAAATCTTAATATCTTCTATGAAGCACCTCGACTAAATTATAATCCACTTAAAGTAGCAATACTGTAAGCGAATTTCTTTTAATTGCTGGAAATGGCTAAAGCTTTCTAAGCCACTGGAGACGAAAGTCAGAAACAATTAGAAAGATAGCTCATGCTGAAATAAAATCTCTATTATTAGAGTGCTAAACGAGTTATATAATGTCAAATCAGCAGCCTGTATATTATACAGGTTCAACGACTATCCCATAGGCCGGTGCTTAAATAAATAGGCAATAGGAGTAGGGCTCAAGTGAGTGGGTGAGAATCCCTTAAATCGAAAAGAAGAACACCTATCTTAGGTGATGATATAGTCTCGGCATCTGGAGAAATACCAGAGAAGTTCATAAGAGAACTGTTAGGATTAACGCTCCTAATGAAGATAACGAGCAAGGTAAAACCGTATCATCAGCGATACGTTATTTATATATTTATAACTTTGGCACCACCAATTCTAAGATGGCTTTCTTGCATAAGAATATGGATGGCGCTAAAGATAACCTTCAAACGTTAAAGGATCTAAGAGATCTGCTTCCGCCCTATCTTATAATGAAAGAAAGGGTCTTGCCAGACGGCAAGACCGATAAAGGCAAGAACAATACAACTGAGATCGCAAACCCATTCAATAATAATAATATTAAGATTTTCGCATCAGCCACTAATAAGATGCGGGCCGCATCACTACTTAGGGGTAAGGTTTTGCCCATTCTCTATAGTAATATAGAGTCTATATATTCTTAATTGCTGGAAATGGCTAAAGCTTTCTAAGCCACTGGAGACGAAAGTCAGAAACAATTAGAAAGATAGTTTAAGCTGAAATACAAACTCTGTTAATAATAGAGCGCTAATAAACTATGAAAAATGTCTAATCAGCAGCTTATTATTTTTTATTAAACCATTAACAATCTTATAAACCACATTTATTTATCCGGTATTACCTAAAGGAGGATTATAATTATGGCTATTGAGATTGGTAAGGTTTATCCATCAACAGAATCTGGAAATTTTGTAGTTTTGTGCAAAGACGAAGAAGCTAGCAAATTATACCATCATACTTATTATAAGATACAATTTTTATATACAGGATACAAAAAATCTGTAAGATACGACGTAATAAAAAGAGGTAATGCATATGATCCGTATTTTCCTAAAATTTGTGGTATCGGATATTTAGGAGAAACAGATGATGGTTCTACCATAGATATGACATTATTCAGAAACTGGGAAAATATTCTTCAGCGATGCTATGATATTAATTCTCAGTATTATTATGCATATGGAGGAAAAGGCGTAACAGTGTGCCCAAGATGGCATTGCTATGCCAATTTCTTAAAAGATTATCCGAACCTACCGGGATATAAAGACATGATATCACATCCAGAAATAAGATATCATATAGATAAAGATATTTTGCAACAAAATATCCCTGACTATCAGAAAGTATATTCTCCGGAAACATGTATGCTTGTACCGGCATATCTTAATTCTGTACAGGTGGCAAAAGATCATTTTCATGAGCATAATAATGAATATTACAATGTATTTTACAGAAATGGTAAGTATGATGTAGCACTTCAGGTTAATGGAATGACTTATAGGATAGGAAGATATGAAGATCCTATAGTTGCAGCTAATGCAGCAAATCATGCTAGAGAATTATTTGGAATAGGTATACTTAATACTGACGTTCCGTATATTTCTAAAGAAGAAGTTAATGCACAGAATACAAGATCTGTAAAGAAAACCATGGTTAGGTTTATTGATGATAAATAATAAGTTCAACGATCATCCCTTAGGAGGTGAAATTCCTCAATAGGAGTAGGGCTCAAGTGAGTGGGTGAAAATCCCTTAAATCGAAATAGAATATATCCATTATATAATGGATAAAGATATGATCTAGACATCCAGAGAAACACTGGAGAAGTTCATAAGAGAACTGCATAGATTAACGATCTATGTGAATATTTCAAAGACCTTAACTTTGCTTTGGTTCGATGAGTATGGTTTCTTACCGTACAACAGTACTATTTATTTGAATGCTGCACCAGCATTTAAGACAGCTTCAATGATTGCTAAGCAGCATGGTGCGCCTTATGGGGTGCTACTCACAACAACGCCAGGCTTTATGTCGTCGGATACGCTATGTCCATTCTCATACCACAAGGTATGGTCTAAATTTATTTTAATTGCTGGAAGTTGCTAAAGCTCTCTAAGCCATTGGAGATGAAAATCAGAAACAATTAGAGAGATGATCTATGCTGAAATAAAAGCTTTATTTATTAATAAATAGAGTGCTAAAAGATCACTAACAATGTTTAACCAGCAGCCAAGCCTATAAATATATAGGAAGGTTCAACGACTATCCTCATAGAGGAGTAGGACTCAAGTGAGTTCAAAATGGATAACAACCATGATATGGTTGATGATATAGTCTCAACTTCTAGATAATACCTAGAGAAGTTCATAAGAGAACTGCACAGATTAACGACCTGTGTGAAGATTTTGGAAGGACGTGAAGCCTACGAGACTAAGGAAAATGCTACTAAGTTTTCTGAGTCTTGGTATGATTTATCATTCTCTCAGTTATTACAAATACTTAATGCTAATACTAAATCAGACTTTGTATATATTAAGTTTACGTATCAACAGTTAGGTTGTTCTGAGCAATGGTTTAATGAAGTTTGTAAATTGCTTAAGAATTCTTGGCCAGATATACGTCGTGAGATTCTATTAGAGTGGGCTACTGGTGTTGATAATTCTCCATTCAGACAAGAAGATCTAGATGCTTTATCTGCAATGATTAAGCAACCTATATCTGAAGTTTATCTATTAGGTAAATATAGATTCGAAACCTATTTGCAAGCTGATACTATTACTCATCCACCTATAATTGGAGTTGACGTTGCGGCTGGATATAAACACGATAGTTCCACTATTACGGTTATAGATTCATATACAACTAAAGTCTTAGGTTGTATGAACTGTAACTATATAAGCACATTCGATCTTGCTAGATGCATAGAATTTATAGTAAAGAATTGGATGTCGAATGCGGTAGTTAATGTGGAGCGAAACGGTGGTTATGGATCGTCCGTCATATCTAAATTAATTAAGGCTGGATTAAAGAAGAATTTATATTATGAAATTAAAGATGTTGTAGTTGAAGAGCGTCAGGATGGAGTGCATAGCTACAAACAGAAAGTGCGTACCAAAGTATACGGACTTAACTCAACAAGAGACGTTCGTAAACTACTAATTGATATCTTGATTGACCGTGTTGAAAATCATAAGGATAAGATTCTTTCTCCTATAATATATAACGAGTTACTTGGCATGGAGGTCAAACGTAATGGTAAAGTAGAACACTCAGATTCTACTCACGATGACCAAGTATTCTCTATGCTTATGGCTCTATATGTATGGTATGAAGGAATTAACCTTGGAGAAAGATATGGTATTAAGAAAACTGCTATTAAGACAGATGATGAAGTCGATGAAGCTATTGACTTTAATGATGATACTGTAGAGATAGTTGGTGCATTTAATAGCAGAGATGAACTAGATGAAGAGATCCATAAGTATTTAGACGAAGCATTAAATGCTGGTGGTAATCAAGATCTTAATCAGTATCTTGAAGAAACCAGATTAAAAGAGAAAGCTCATTTTGAAGCTCTAGTTGCTACTCCTTTAGGAGAAAAAGCATATAGAACTAAATATGGAATTCCTAAAGATCAACCTATAGAAAAATATGTAGCTATGCCTGGATCTACTCCAATTCCTGATACTGTATTTACCGGATTCTATAATCCAACAGATAATACTTATCAGAATGAAAACTATCGTGCAGTAGCTCAAGGAGCCGTCCCAGGTAATCAAGCATGGATGCTTGAAGATGAAGATTATAAATACACCGATCATTTTAATATGTAAACAAAAAATAATATACAATATAAGTAGCCAGAGGGATTTCTCCCTCTGGCTAAGTATTTGTTGTATTTCAGTATCAAGTTTCATCAGTATGATAACGGTTAATCTCATTGATAACTGTTTTCTGGAACGTAATATTATTGCAACACAAAATCTCAATATTCTTATATAATTCCAGTTTAGGAGCATCCTCAATATCAATATCTCCAAGATAGATCTTCAGTATATAGATGATATCATTACAGATCTTATTCGGAAGCTCAAGATCCCATCCAACCTGATGAGGAGAAAAATGGTCCATCATATAGATAGCTACATTTCTACAAGACTCAATGTAATGTATACAAAGATCTCTAATATGATATTCAAGTTGTGTATTTTTATCATCATTAGCATTATGCTCATGCATTCTGATAAGTAATGTTTCATGCTGGATAACATCGATCATGAATGTACACATCTTACCAATATTAATTGAAGTGATAGCATTTCTGACTTCATCTTTCATAGTGAATTTGAGTATGTCATCAATGCTACCATAGATTAATACATCTATAATTTCATCAACATCACCATGCCAATAAGCATTACAACTAATATGATGCATGTTTTTTGCCATTGTTGACATTGCCATATTATATAAAGCATACATGTAAGGAGATACTGTGCTCATACTATGCATATTGTATATATTATTGATATTTTGTTTAAATCTAGGATCAGTATTACATCCGGTGAATTTATTATTGTAAAAATCTGATGCCTCATCATTAACTGTTGTGCTCTCAGGCTTTACATATCCACCCGTGAAATTGTAGTTCTTGCTGCTGGAATCCATTGCATTTTCAGGGGCTCCAGGAAACTTAGGTCTGCTGGTATAATCCATTTCGTACATAATTATTCCTCCTTTGAATTATATGTATCTATAGTTTCTATAAATATAATATGCAACTAAAATTAATATTAAAAATCGCTTTTCAGTTTAACAGATCTAAAATAGATTAATAAAAAATAATATACAAGAATAACCCAGAGGCAGCAATGCCTCTGGGTATTTATTGATTGCAATATTTAAATATCAAGTCTCATCTGTAGTGTAACGATAAATCTCATTGATAACGCAATCATGGAAGTTAAGATTGTTACATACAAGGGTTTCCACAAGTGCAGAATTGTAACCATAGCCAAGATCGCTTGTAGCAACATCCTTAATGTATACACAACTGTTATAGATGTTGATAATATCAATGATATCATTAAGAATATTAGCCGGAAGTTCAAGATCATAGCCTTCATAGATAGGCCTAGCGTGATCTAGCATGAATATAGCAACTCGTCTACAAACTCTAACTGTGTGTACAACACGGTGCCTTCTATTTTCACCTTCAGTTTTATCAAAACAGCTTTTAATGATATGGAGCATCATTAATACCATTTCTGCTTCGGGAGTATTCTTTTTATTAGTATCAACATACTCATCAGGAAATTCAATAATACCCTTAATAGAATCATTAAGAAGTGTAGCAACCAGTGAAACATCGAAGCTGCTCTTATCACCGGTATAACAATCGGCAAGATATTTGCAAGGATGAGACTCTGGCTTAATCACAGGATAATTAATATTGTTAGGAACAGCAGTACTATTTGCATATTTATCATATATTGTATATGTTTTGCCTACAGTTGTTATTTCTCCAGCCTTAGTTGTCTTGCCTGCTGTAGTTGTATAATTAGAAGCATTAGGAGCAACATTGCTATCTCCAAATACCTGTTTAAACATATCCCTCAATGCTTGGTCTCCGATTCCGGTTCCATTAAAAATAGCATTAAATGTATTTGTAAAATCATTGCTAGCAGTATTATTATCTGTAGATCCATGGTTTTTTGCTGAAGATGTGTCTGTGTGATAATAAGCTTTATTAGGATCAGATGTCTTCTTACTATAGTCTGTAGTTAACATATTCATTCCTCCTTAGAATAAGATAATTATCTATAGTTTCTACAGGTATAATATATAACTGAAATTGATATTAAAAAGTTACTTTTCAGTTTAACAGGGCCTAAAACAGATTAATAAATAAAAACAAATATAATCACCAGAGAGGAGATTTAAATATGCTTACAGCACCCTATGAAATTAGTAATGAATATAACATTACAGAACTACTAAGTCATTTTGACTCGAATTATATCTTCGATATTATTAACGATAAACTAGAAAACTTAGAC